TGATTGCTACGCAGTCAACCCACAGACCCGCGAAACCACTGGTTCGTTGCAACAATTCACCGCTGTGGCTGACGCTACTGCTGTGGGTGGTGCATGGACTGTTACTGTGTCTCCTGCTATGTACACCGCTGCTCACGCACTGGCTACCATCGACAGTTTCCCTGTTGCTGGCAAGACTGTTACGTTCCTCGGCGCTGCCTCCAGCCAGTTCGCACAGAACTTGGTTTACCACAAAGATGCGATCACTTTCGCTACTGCTGACTTGTTGCTGCCTCAAGGCGTTGACATGGCTTCACGTCAAGTGCATAACGGTATCTCGTTGCGTATCGTGCGTCAGTACGACATCAACAATGACCGTATGCCTTGCCGTATTGACGTGCTCTATGGCTACAGCGCGATCCGTCCAGCAATGGCGGCTCGTATCTGGGGTTAATTGAAATGGGGCTTCGGCCCCTTTCTTCGTTTCACATTTAAAAGGAATTTATCATGGCTATCCCTAATGGTTCTGGTGGTTATCAAGTCGGTGACGGTAATTTGTCTGAAGTTCAACTCAACGTGCAAGCTACTCCAGTCGCCAAGACTGCTGCTGCTGTATTGACCGCTGCTGAACTCACAAACGGTATCGTGACTTACTCTGGCGCAGTTGCCAACATCACCCTGCCTACAGTTGCCTTGACTGAAGCTCTGGTTTCCAGCGCCAAAGTGAACAGCTCGTTTGACTTCAGCATCCTCAACATTGGCGGCACAAACACCGCTACCGTTGTTGCTGGTACAGGTTGGACTTTGGTTGGTGTTGTTACTGTGTTGGCATTGGTGTCATCCACATGGCGTGCAGTCAAAACAGGCGATGGCGCTTGGTCTGCTTACCGCTTGGCGTAATTGAACAGGGGGCTTCGGCCCCCTTTCCATCAAATGAACATTTACTTAAAACACCCTCGATTCGGCACTAAGGTTGCCACAATGGAACTTGAAGCCATTTATGATGAGAAACTTGGTTGGGTGCGTTATACTGTCGACACGCCTTCTGATGAACCAGTCGAGGTGGCTCCTGTAAACGCATTGGAAGTAAAGCGCAAATACACACGCAAGGTCGTGACCGAAGGAGTTTAATCATGGCAGTTTCAGCAGGCGACCAGATCAATGGCGCGTTACGCCTTATCGGTATGTTGGCTGAAGGGGAAATTCCCTCTGCCGAGACTTCTCAGGATGCGCTTACCGCCCTGAATCAGATGATTGATTCGTGGTCAACTGAGCGTCTGTCCGTCTTCTCCACTCAAGATCAAACGTACATCTGGCCTGCTGGTGTCCTGACCCAGACCATTGGCCCCACAGGTACGTTTCCCGGCAATCGTCCAGTCTTGTTTGATGACTCAACGTACTACCGCGATCCCGGTACAAACGTGTCTTTCGGTATCAAGTTCATCAATCAGCAGCAGTACAACGGCATTGCAGTGAAAACTGTGACCTCCACCTACCCTCAAGTCTGCTGGGTGAATATGGAGTACCCCAACGCCACGATGACTATTTATCCAAAACCCACTCGGGATTTGGAATGGCACATTGTCTCGGTCACGGAGTTGACTCAGCCTGCTACGCTGGCAACTCAGTTGTCATTCCCACCGGGTTATCTGCGTGCGTTTAAGTACAACTTAGCCTGCGAGATTGCTGCTGAGTTTGGTGTTGAGCCAAGCCCACAGGTACAACGGATTGCAATGGCATCCAAGCGTACTCTGAAGCGCATCAACAACCCAGACGATGTGATGTCGCTGCCCTACGCACTGGTTGCCACTCGTCAGCGGTTCAATGTGTATGCGGGTAATTACTAATGAAGACCCCTTTTCTGGGTTCTTCTTATGTAGCCCGTAGCGTCAACGCTGCTGACAACCGCTGCGTCAACCTATTCCCTGAAGCCATTCCTGAAGGTGGTAAAGAGGCCGGCTTCTTCAATAGAGCACCCGGCCTCAAGTTCCTTCAATCGGTAGGTGTTGGCCCCATCCGTGCTCTGTGGTCACACCAGACCAATGGCAACGACTTCTATGTGGTTTCAGGTACTGAGGTGTTTAAACTCACCAGCCTGACAGGTACACCAGTCAAGATCGGCAATGTGTCTGGTACTGGCCCCGTGTCGATTGCAGACAATGGCACTCAGTTGTTTTTTGCCTGCAACGGCCCAAGCTACATTTACAACGAAGTCACCAACGTATTTGCACAGATCACTGACCCAGACTTTCCGGGTGCTGTGACTGTTCAATACTTGGATGGCTACTTCACTTTCAATGAGCCTAACAGTCAGCGTCTTTGGGTCACAAGCCTGCTGGATGGTCTGTCTGTTGACCCATTGGATTTCGCCAGCGCAGAGGGTTCACCCGATGGTGTAGTCGCTGTCGCTGTTGACCATCGTGAACTCTGGGTATTTGGTACAGACACCATTGAGGTCTGGTATGACGCTGGACTAGCTAGTTTCCCGTTTGCCCGTATTCAAGGTGCATTTAACGAGATTGGTTGTGCAGCCCCCTACTCGGTAGCCAAGCTGGACAATGCCCTGTTCTGGGTGGGTGCTGATCCCCGTGGCTACGGCATCGTGTACAAGAACAACGGATACACAGGTGTTAGGGTTTCCACTCATGCTATTGAGTACGCGATCCAGCAGTACACCGACATCTCAGATGCTATTGGGTACACCTATCAACAAGAGGGCCACGCCTTCTATGTGCTGATATTCCCAAGTGCGAACGCCACATGGGTTTACGATGTGTCCACTCAAGTCTGGCATGAGCGTGCTGGTTTCGAGAATGGTGCCTTTACTCGTCACCGTTCCAACTGCCAGTGCAACTTTGGCTACACGACCATTGTGGGTGACTTTGCCAATGGCAACATATACTCGTATGACTTGGATGTGTATGCCGACAATGGTGGAACCCAAAAGTGGCTTCGGTCATGGCGTGCGCTGCCACCGGGTCAGAACAACTTGAAGCGTACTTCACAGCATAGCCTGCAACTTGATGCCCAAACTGGTGTCGGTTTGAACGATGGTCAAGGTTCTGATCCATCTGTGATGCTGCGTTGGTCAGACGATGGTGGTCACACTTGGAGCAATGAGCACTGGAAGTCAATGGGTAAGATTGGTCAATATGGCTTTCGTACCCTGTGGCGCAGACTTGGTATGACCGTGAAACTGCGTGACCGGGTGTATGAGGTATCGGGTACTGACCCTGTCAAGATTGCCTTATTGGGTGCAGACCTTATCGTTAGCCCAACCAACTCATAATGGCAACCACACTTAATATCACCAGCATTCCAGCGCCCCGTGTTCCCATCGTTGATGAGCGCACAGGGACTATTTCGCGTGAGTGGTATCGGTTCCTGCTGAATTTGTTTGCGTTGACTGGTAGTGGCTCCAACCCAACATCTCTCGAAGATGTGCAATTAGGCCCACCTGTCCAAGAGATTGATATGGGTTCAATTGACCCAACACCTTCAGGCTTCGCCGCTTATGCTGCCGGGTCTGCCCAAGAGTCTCAGATTGCTGAGATACAAAAGCAGTTAAAAGCACTGGCCTCCAGCACGAATGTGAGCGAGGTTCAATCTGAACTGGCTGAAGTCTGGAAGCAGCTTCAAGCGTTGCAGTTGGTTCCTGAAGTACCACCGGGCGCTTTAACCACCAATTCGTCCATCCTGTATGGCAACGGGTCTGGTGGCTTCAGCAATGTAACCATCGGTACAGGTGTCAGTTTTACGTCAGGTACGCTGTCAGCTACAGGTACTGGTGGAACTGTTACTGCTGTAACTGGTACAGCCCCTGTTGTTTCATCGGGTGGCACAACTCCAGCAATTAGCATGGCTGCTGCCACAACGTCAGTCAATGGATACCTCACCTCGATTGACTGGAACACGTTTAACAGCAAACAACCATCAGGCACTTATGTTACGTCTATTTCTGTTGCTAGTTCTAATGGCTTGGCTGGTACATCTAGCGGTGGTGCAACTCCCGCGTTAACCTTATCGACAAGCGTTACAGGCATCCTCAAGGGCAATGGAACGGCGATCAGTGCAGCAGTAGCCAATACAGACTATGTGCCTCTCTCGACTGTGTTGACCAAGACTGCTGATTACACCATCACCAATACCGATACTTGGATTATCAACAACAAGTCAGGCTCTGCTCTGACGTTGACGTTTCCAGCAGCATCAGCATGGCCCGGTAGATACATCACCGTCAAGAATCTGCAAACCCAGTCAGTCAACTCGGCATCAAGCAATATTGCCCCCATTGACAGTGCCACGGCTGGAACTGCCATCTTGTTGCCAGTGATCGGTAACTGGGCGACAATGGTGTCTGACGGCACTAATTGGGTCATCATGCAGCAAGCACCTAATAACATTCTTCTTCTGGAGTAACCCATGACAGTAACCGTCAAAGTCCTCATCCCTGCCAAGATTGCAGAGGCCACCCAAGTTACCCAGTACACAGCTACTGGTGTCACCACCATCATCGACAAGTTCACAGCGACCAACTACAGCGCCAGTGCTGCCACGATCTCGGTAAACTTGGTCACTGTATCGTTTACTGCTGGTAACGATAACTTGATTACCAAGACCAAGACGCTCCAGCCAGCAGAGGTGTACACATTCCCTGAACTGGTGGGTCAGGTGCTGTCACCGGGTGCATTTATCAGCACGATTGCGGGTACTGCCACCTCGATCAATATTCGTGCCAGTGGGCGTGAGGTCAGCTAATGCAAGTCACTTACGGCCCTGAATTTAATTTGGCAATTTCATTGCCGGAAAAAGTTCAGCGTCTTGAGAATGAGTTGCTGAAAATGCCCCAAGCTGACATCGTAACCGAGCATATCTTTAAAGATGGTGTCTATGAGCGCAAGATTACGATTCCACCTTGGACTGTTTTGACGGGTGCGGAACATAAGACACCATATACTGTTCGATTGGAGCAAGGGGCTATTGCTGTCAACACAGATACC